AGGAAGAAAGGGCAAAAGGTCATGTGGGCTGTAGGGCTGATGGTTCTAGGACACTTGGGGGTTGCCATAAAGAGCGCTCTTTGGAGTTAACATGAAAGGTTTCTTGTATCATGGCAACGTCAGGATCAGATAATTTCAACCTTGATATGGCCGAGATAACGGAAGAGGCTTTTGAGAGGTGCGGCCTCGAGTTCAGGACAGGATATGATGCAAAAACTGCTCGTCGCTCATTAAACCTTCTTTTTGCTGAGTGGGCTAATCGCGGATTAAATTTGTGGACTGTTGATCAGATCACACAGTCTCTTGTCCAAGATTCTTCAACATCTTCCATCGCCACTTACCCCATCGGAGTTATCACGGCTACGGTAGGCGCATCAGCCAACCTGGTCGCAGGGAAAACCATCACGGGTTCAACCAGTGGGTCTACGGCTAAGATCATTACCAAACCAACGTCAACCACAATAACCATAACGGTCCCATCAGGGCCTTTCACCGCGGGCGAGACGATAACAAGCGTCGATAGCGACGACGCCAGTGTTTCCACTACGATTTCGGCTGATCCGGATCTCTCGGACGCCCAAGCCGCTGTTGATGTTCTAGAGGCGGTGATACGAAGAGACAGCTCGGATTTGGGTATAAGCCGGATAGGACGCGGCGATTATCTGGATACGCCAAGCAAGACGACACAGGGTCGTCCGTCGCAGTTTTACATTGATCGTCTTATCACACCCACCATAACCTTGTGGCCCTCCCCGGAAAATTCTACGGACGAACTCATCTACTACCGGGTCCGGAGAATCCAAGACGCAGATGCCGGCATTAATACCGCGGACATCCCGTTCCGGTTTCTGCCCTGTCTTACAGCTGGGTTGGCTTACTATTTGTCGATAAAGAAGTCCCCTCAACGAATGACTCTGTTGAAACAAATCTATGACGAAGAGTTTCAGAGGGCCGCAAGCGAGGATTCTGAAAGGGTCGCTCTTCGCTTGGTGCCCAGTTACTCTTCCCTGAGTATACGGTAATGCCCCGATACGCTTCAGCGAAACACGCGCTAGGCCTTTCTGACCGTTCTGGTAGAGCGTATCTTTTGCGGGTGATGTTGAAGGAATGGAATGGCAGCCTTGTGGGGCCGGACGAGTATGAGTCAAAACAGCCCCAGTTAACGACGAGGCGGGTACAGGCGGACCCGCAAGCCTTGCGGATCAGTCGTCCCGATAGGGTCGAACCTGAAGTTGCTGTTCTTCTGACCTTGAACCCTTTCAGGTCCTCCTCGAGCGGTTCGGCTGTTATAACGGTTAACGAGCCCGGTCATGGCCGGTCAACGGGGGACACTGTTCGATTTAGAACCGTTGAGGCTTTTGACGGGTTTACGGAAGCTGTCCTTGAGGCTGCAAGCGGTTATTCGATAACAGTGCCTACGGACAGCGCTACCAAGGATGACTTCTACACGTTCACGGCATCAAGTGGAACGGCCGCGACAGGTTCTTTAAATGGCGGCGGCGGCGGCGCCTCGGCGGGGCCGGTGACGTTGCCGGCGCTACCTGTCGTGGACCTTGGCAACGGATATATCACGTAATAAGGCGCTATCCATGGCTTACACCTACACGACCCTCAAGACTGCGATACAGGACTACGTGCAAAGCACGGAGACGACCTTTGCCAGCCAGTTGCCGCGCTTCATCCTGAACGCAGAAGAGCGCATCCTGAAGGAGTGCCAGCTTGATGTATTCCGCAAGTCTGTGCAGGGTTCTGTGTCGTCTTCAAACAAGTTTCTTACTAAACCGACAGATTTCCTTGCACAAAACTCCCTCAGTGTAGTCAACGGCTCCAGTAACGAATTTCTTTTGTACAAACAAGTTACCATGCTACAGGACTATACCCCTAATCCGGCCACCACTGGGGTTCCCAAATACTATGCTGACTGGGATGATACGTCCTTTCTCCTAGCGCCTACGCCAGACTCCAACTACACCATGGAGCTGCATTATTTTTACCGGCCTACCTCTATCACTACCTCTTCGGACGGGACGAGTTGGCTGGGTACGAATGCGGAACTGGCTCTTTTATACGGAGCGTTGGTCGAGGCATACACCTTCTTGAAGGGAGAGCAGGATCTTCTAGCGCTATATGATGGTCGTTTCCAGGAATCCATACAGTGGCTGAAGAACCTTGGAGAAGGGTTGCAGACCAGGGATCAATATAGGGCCGACCGTGTCAGGAGAGAGGTAGCCTGATGTTCTCCTCGGAGGGAGAGGCCGGTGTTGGTAATGTGGGGGTGTTTACGTCCACGAACAGGGGCCATTCTGCCGAGGAAATGGCTGAGATGGCGTTGAATAAGATCATTCTGGTATCGGAGGATGCACCTCCTGTCATACGGGATCAGGCGATAGCCCATAGAGACAAGTTGAAAGAAGTTTTAGTTTTCTATATGCACAGAATGGCCCAGAGTGAGAGAACGACCATGTGGTCTCGGATGAAACAGCAGGGCCATGATGACATAGCCGAGATCATAAGGAGACTATAAGGGCCGTTGGAGTATCCGCAATGTGCGGGACTTTCAAAACAGAGGCGATGGCGGGCATTGCCGAAAACATAAGGAGATTGTAATGGCAGTTGGAACATCCGCAATGTGCGGGACTTTCAAAACAGAGGCGATGGCGGGCATTCATTTTTGGACACCTCATACGCGCACGGGTTCGAATGCTATTTCAGCGGATACGTTCAAGATTGCGATGTTTACCGATAGTTCGTCTATTGATGCGGACACCACGGGCTATACAACCAGTAACGAGGTCAGTGGCACCGCTTACACGGCTGGTGGTAATTCCCTTGCGAGTGTTACGCTTGCCTTGTCGGATAACAGCAGTTCAGTACCTACTGCGTTTCTTGATTTCGCCGACAGCACATGGTCCACCTCCACGATTTCCAGTGCGAGAGGGGCTTTGATCTATAACAGCACTCTAAGTACCGCTGGTACGGGTTCAACGACCAATCATGCGGCATATCCGGCAGTTGCAGTTATCAACTTTGGCGCTGATAAATCGTCCAGCGCAGGAGACTTTACGATCCAGTTTCCCGCTAACGATGCTAATAACGCGATAATCAGGATCTCGTAAATAGCACGATAATCAGGCGTCTCGGTCAGCACCACAGGCTGGACTGTCAAGATACCAGAAAGCTGATTAAATGGCACTCTCCGCACCAAAACCCCGTGTCCGACAAACCAGCACGACGACCGGCACGGGCACTTACAGCCTTGACGCTACTATCCCTGATGCATATTTGGGATTCGTAGCTGAGATAGGTGATACCAATACCTGCCATGTGCTTGTTACGGGTAGCGCAAGCAATGATTGGGAATGGGGTACTTACACAGTTGGGGACGCCACACCCGACACCATTGCCCGTACTACTGTAGAACGTTCGACAAACTCCAACGCCGCCGTCAATTGGGGCGCAGGCACCCGTACTCTATCCGTTATCTGGCCTCCCGACGTAACCGAGATGCTCGCGCTGTTGGGCATGGGAACCGGGGATAGCCCGCAGTTCACGGCGATCAATGTTGGCGCTGCCAGCGATACGACGATTGCGCGCTCTGGTGCTGGCGACATCACCGTTGAAGGCAACGCTGTTTACCGCGCTGGGGGAACAGATGTTCCTGTGGCTGATGGCGGCACCGGTGCATCCACATTAACGGACGGCGGCATACTGTTGGGAAGCGGCACAGGTGCGATTACAGCTACAGCCGTTCTAGCTGACAGTGAAATGATTGTTGGCGATGGCACAACGGACCCCGTTCTCGAAAGTGGTGCAACACTACGCACGTCGATTGGAGTAGATGCCGCAGGAACAGATAACTCTACGAACGTCACGCTTGCAGGATCGCCCGACTATCTAACACTCAGCGGTCAGGAAATTACACGCGGCGCGATTGTCCTCACTACAGATGTTTCTGGTACGCTGCCAGTAGCAAACGGTGGTAGCGGCGCAACGTCACTGACGGACGGCGGAATTTTACTGGGCAGTGGCACTGGTGCGGTCACGGCTATGTCAGTGCTTTCTGACGGCCAGATGATTGTTGGCGATGGCACTACCGATCCGGTCGCAGAAAGCGGTGCAACACTTCGTACTTCTATTGGCGTTGACGCAGCCGGTACTGATAACAGTACGAATGTTACACTTGCTGGAACTCCTGATTATATCACCATTAGTGGACAGGAAATCACTCGCGGTGCAATCGTCCTGACGACGGACGTATCTGGTACGCTGCCCGTAGCAAATGGCGGTAGTGGTGCAACATCATTGACTGACGGAGGTTTATTGCTCGGCAGTGGCACTGGTGCAATTACAGCAATGGCTGTCCTCGCAAACGGTGAGATGATTGTCGGTGATGGTACTACCGACCCTGTTGCGGAGAGCGGGGCAACACTACGCACTTCTATTGGTGTGGGAACCGGGGACAGCCCGACTTTCACCGACCTGACACTCTCCGGTGACGATTTAACAATGGCAACTAATACCAGTGGTGCCGCTTTAATCGCCGATGGTACGAATTTTAACCCGGTCGTTATATCTGGCGACATTTCGATTAATACATCTGGTGTGGCGGCTATTGGTTCAGCAGTTATTGTAGAGGCAGATATTGCTGATAATGCTGTAACTCTTGCTAAGATGGCGGGGGGAACAGACGGTAATATAATTAGTTTTGATACATCTGGCAATCCAGTTGCAGTAGCAACAGGAACTGATGGACAAGTTCTAACTAGCTCTGGTGCTGGTACTGTTTGTGCTTTTGAAGATGCTGCTGGTGGTGGTGGTGGTGCGTGGAACCTGCTGGAAACCCAGAACCCGTCGAACGCTGCGACTGTCGATATGGTCACAACAATCGATTCGACGTACAGCCGCTACTATATTGAGATCACCGATGTGGTGCCAGCGACCGACGGCGTACAGTTTATGGCGCGGATCAGTGATGACGGCGGCTCGACGTGGAAGGAAGGCGCGACGGATTACGAGTATCATACTACGCAATGGCATAGTGCATCAGACGCTGCGATTGTCACACGTTCCACAGGCGACTCGGCGTTTAGATTGACTACGGACACAACGAACGCTGACATGGGGAGCGACGGAGGCAAAGGCGGCACATTTACAGTCACCTTGAGCAACCCTGCGAACACAGCATTGCAACAGTTGGTAATGTGGCAAGGACAGTGGGATACGCCCGCCGGCAGCACGACAGCCAACTCATTTGGCGGCGGAAACTATTCTACGGCGGAAGCTATAGACGGCATCCAGTTTCTTATGTCTTCGGGCAATGTCGAGTCCGGGAAGTTCTCTTTGTATGGACTGTCAATGTGAGGGAGGCAGAAGTATGAAATACGGACTTATCAACACGGCAGCGCCCGGTCGGGTTATTCGTAGGCAGGATTTTGGTACGGACACGCCGCCGGTACAGGACGACGGGACGAAGTGGGTGAAGGACACACCGCCGGTATTCGATGACACAAAACAAACCAGAGCTAACGTAGCTGAAATTCCGGTTAATGCTACTGAAGTTCCATATGTCGTCACTGACATCCCGCTCGAACGTCTGCGTGATGTTCGCAGGGAATTGGTTGAGAAAGCCCGGTATGCCGTCGAGGCCGAGGGCATTGTGGTTGACGGCATTCCGATTGATACGGACCGGCAGAGCAGAGCTACGATGATGGAGGTATTCAAGGCGATGCAGGACGGGTTTATTATTAGTTCGATAAATTTAAAGACTTCGAACGGATTTACGCCAGACCTAGACATCGCGGCAATGACATCGATAGTCAGCGCGACGATGGCACATGTCCAAGAGGCATTCAATAAAGAGGCCCGTCTGTTTGCCGACATTGATGCCGCGACAACGGCGGAAGC